TTTAGGATTAACAGATTTTTCACTGCTTAATACTGTGTAATAAGCATTTCCACAGAAGTAGAAATCAAAGTAGTTAGGATTCTCAACGTCACCACCACCACTAGTTAATGCCTTGTTAAGCGTAATACTCTTATACCCAATATCAGTAACAACGGTGCCGGATGCAGCATATTGTAACCATCCTGTGGAAGTAGAGTATTCTGTAGAAGTGGTCAATCCAAATTGATCTCTTACGTAAACAGCATTTCCGACCGCAATACCGTCAGTATCAACACCTGTAATTGTAATTGTGCCTGTTGTTAATGTAGAAGTTGTAGGACTTGCATTTAAGAATCCTGGGAAACCTTGTTCGTTAACATGGTCATCTGGAGGAATAACTTCCATAACTAAAGAAATATGTGGTCTATCATCTTGGTCAGGTAGATACACTGCGATTTGTGCATTGTTTGGCCAAAATCCTTCAGGGTAGTATTGATCAAAATAGTCGCTGCCTGGAAGATTAGGACTTTCTGGGTACGCTCTAAATGCTGGATTGTATATCTGTCCAGAGAACTTACGAGGTCCGTAGCCTTTGGCAAGTAAACAAATATCTCCAAAGTTGGCGTTACTGTTAACAATAGAAGCAATGCCTCCGTTATCTACTTGAACACCTACACTTGAGAAAACTGTAAACACAGAAACTAACTGTGCATATCCGTTGTTAGTAATTCTAACACCTCGGCCGCCTTGTGTTAATTGCGTATATGCATCAAATACGAACGATTGAATAGGACTACGATCACTAACTACGCCACCGTCAATTAATGCTCCTCCCATTCCTCCGATTCTATCAATCTTACGTTGATTCCATGTAGATGCATCTCCTGTATATTCTAAACTCAGTTCGTCGACTTCGTTGTCTCTTAACGGAAATGTTAATACATCACCAAAGTAAACAGTAGCGTTAGTACCAAATCCTATAGTAGCAGTGTTTAGACCGATTAAGTATTTGCCTTCGCTAATTGTAGTAATTGATGTTACTATAGGTGCTGTTAGAACATCCGATCCGTTAATACCTGTTAGTGCAAATAGGCCGCCTCCTAAGTATTTTGGAGGAGCATATAATGTGCCACGATTAACGATTGTGCTAATGATATCAAAATTCCTACGCACTGCTTCCTGTGGCATATAGTCTGCGCCGTACTGGAAGAACGGATTAATAATCTGTTGTATTACAGTTCCTGTCTGAGGAGTCACTGGTTGATTTGCAATAATTTGCAATGACAAGTCTCTTGCATAATTGAACGCCATGGTCGTTGTAGTTTCTTGACCAGTAAGACTATTTTCTCCAAAAGTCCAGTATGCTAAACCAGCTTCAATACTCTTAGCATTTCCGCCTAACAGTACGTCCTGGCTAACTGCGTCAACAATCAAACCAATATCGCGATAGCACTTTGCTTCATTGTAATTGAAACTGTTTGGATTATAAGTTTTATCAATATAGGCAATAACTTCTTCGACTAAGAACTCTTTGTTTGCATACAGTAATTCAAATGCAACGTATGTAGATGCAGTGTTAGTTGCAGTCATTGCAATTGCAAATGCCGATGTAACTGGTCCAGTTACCTGAGGACCGTTAGTTATAATGTTTGTAATTGTAGAAATTGCAGTTCTTAATAGTCCTGCGTCAAACATTGTAGCTGATGTATCTCCACGGAATTGATTTACTCGATTTTGTAAAGCATCAACATGTTGGTTAGTTACAACTAGTTCGGCTATATCTGCTAGATAATCAAATGCCGCAGTAGTTTGAATTTCTTGATTTTGAATAGTAATAGTAGAACTATCAAATCCATAGTAGTATAAACCAGTTTGTACGCTTTGTCGATTTCCAGTATGCACTAAATCAAATGCTACTGCATCTACCATGTGGCCAACATCACGTCTGCACTTATTTGCATCGTAGTTGAATCCAAAATTAGTTGCATCAACGTAGGCAGTGACTTCGTGCGCCATATAATTTTTGTTAGCTAGCAATAAATCATATGCATTTAAGAAAGCAGGAAGGCCTATCTTAGTTGAATTAGATACAATTCTATCTGTCCAACCTAGACTGTTGCCTCCTAAAATGTCAAGAATAACATCAAAATTTCCTTCAATTATGTTAGCTTCAAATAGCGTTGCAGGTTCTAAACTGGTAACTTGTGTCACAGTTGATTGATATCTTACTACTAGATCGTCTGCAGGAGTAATATTTTGAATAATTTTAACTGCTAGTTCTTTTAGATATCTTACAGCATCAACAGTTGGTGCTAGTTGTGCTTGAATATCACCAACGTACTGATCTTGATTCCAGTATTGTAATCCTGCAAAAGTACTCTGACTATACCCTGGTGTTTGATACAACATATCAAATGCCATTGAATCAATAATTAATCCAGTATCTCTTCTGCACTTGATTTCACTATACGGAAAGTTAAGTACTAGATTATTAATGTAATTAATAGTATCTTGTTGAATGAATGCTCTGTTGGCCTGCATCAATGTTTCTGCACTGACAAATGCTGCATCAGCATTTGTACCTTTAAACATTTCAGGTGCAGCAGACGGGCCGTTGTTAATAATTGTAGTCACAATATTAAACAAGTCAGATAAAGATCTGCCAGCAATTGCACCACCAGTTACTGCGGTATTAATAACTTGTGTATATGTTGCAGTGGTTGAAACGCCAGTTGAGTACAAATCTGGACACACTTCGTTAACAATAACTTTCTGTGCTAGATTATTGATGTAGTCAATTGCGGCAACTGTCTGCACTTCTTGTCCAGCAATTAAACTGACAACACCTTCGTAATATGATAAGCCACTTTGTACAGCTTTTTCATTTCCACCAAATGCAGCATCATAAGAAATATTTTCTAAGATGATACCTACATCTCGGAAGCACTTTTCTCTTGAATAGTTAAATGTTCCAAATGTGTTTAGGTAAGCAATAACTTCGTCTTTGATAAACTCTCTATTCGCTTCTAATTGCTTATACGCATTGTAAATGTTGCTAGACTGATTTAATTCAGTGTTGATAGGAATTCTTGCAGCAACTGTTCCAGGACCGTTTCTTATGATGTTAGTAATAACATCAATTTTCTCTCCTAAAATACTCACTTCATTATCCGTTGCTGGCAAATAGGTAGTAATATCCTGTAGAGTAGCACTATATTTTGACACCACAGGTTGTGCTTTGATAATACTCGGCAACAATGATTTAATTAAATTATATGCCGCTGTAGTTTGGGGAATTTCTCCTGGAATTTCAGTAGTATCGCCAGTGTAACCAAAATAGTAAACACCAGATTTAATACTCTGTTTGTTTCCGCCATGTAGTAAATCATAGGCTACGCTGTCTAACATGTAGCCAATATCTCTTCTGCACTTAGTCTCATCATAGACTAGTGTCTTTAATGTATTAACATACGCAACTACTTCAGCTTTGATAAAATCTCTGTTTTCATTTAATAGGATAGCAGCATTACGAACATATTCGCTAGGGCTTCTATCTAAACTGATCGGTGATGGTTCTTCAGCAACACTAGGACCATTATTAATAATATTAACAATGATATCTAATCGTTCAATTGCTTCGTTGGCTTCAATAGGCGTTCCGCTCAAACCTAATACCTGCTGTTCAGCAGACTGATATAGAGTAGATGTACTGATTGCAATACCGCGAATAATGTTAGGAGCTAATTGTTTGATATATTCATATGCGGCAATAGTTTGAGGACTCTGTCCTTCAATTGCACTAGAGCCGGCATCAAATCCGTAATAATAAACACCGCTTTGAATAGCTTGTTTATTACCTCCGTACAACATATCAAAAGCAACACTGTCTAACATATAACCAGTGTCTCTAAAACATTTATCTTGATCATATTCAAAACCAACAGTCTTAGTGGCTTCAACGAATGCAATAACTTCTGTCTGAATATATGTCTTGTTTGCCTGTAGTAAATTATATGCTTTAAGTACATTTGTGTTAGTACTTGGCACTAACCCGTTTGGTACAATATCATCAGATACACCTACAGTACCTACATCCAAAATGTTTAGTATGACATCAAAGTCGTCGTTGAGCAATGTTGATTCTGCTGAGGTTGCAGTAGACAAAGATGTATTTTGTGCAATGCTAGTTTGATAACGAGTACCACTAGTATTGCCAACTACTACTTTTGCAGCCAACTCCTTAACATACTCAATTGCATTTGTTGTAGTTGTTAGTTGACTACCAATGCCTGAGACGTATCCGCTTTGATTCCAGTATTGCAAACCAGCAAAAGTACTTTGACTTGTGCCGTTGAATAAAATATCTTGTGCAACAGAATCAACAATCAACCCAGTGTCTCGAGCACACTTAGCAGAATCATATGTGAATGCAATTAATGTTGAATTTAAATTATTAATAGCTTGTTCAGTAATACTATTTTTGGCTGCTAGTATTGCATCAAACGCAGCATTGTAACCTACACTATTAGTAGCAGTACCGTTAGAAATAATTTTATCAGTTACCCATTCTGAGAATGCTCCAGTTACTAGAGTAGCTGTAGAAGTATTTAAAATTTCTAGTATATTGTTAAATCTACTAGTAACAACTGCACCTTCGGTTGCGCTTGCGGCACTAGTTGCAGTGTTTGCAGCTAAGTTACGAACAAATTCTATTGTTGCAATAGTAGCAGTTATTTGACTATTGATTGCATCAACGTATTCAGTTTGTCTCCAATATTGCAAGCCAGCAAAAATACTTTCACTGGTGCTGTCAGCTAACATATCTTGAGAAATAGAGTCTACAATTAAACCTGTATCTCGAGCACACTTAACTTGATCATATATAAATGTTCCTGTGTTAAATGTTTTATCAACATATGCAATAACCTGTTCTTGAATGAAGGGTTTGTTAGCCAGTATTAATGTTCTAGCATCAAAGAATCCAGGATTCTGTTGTCCTGCATTAACGTACATTCCTCGTTCAACTGAGCCTTGAGAAATATCCACAATGATACTTGATGTATTAGCTAACCAAGATCCGATACCTACACTAGCAGGTACTTGAACAGTTTGGTTTGGTACAAACATTGTACCGTCACCTAACCATGGTCCAGATTGATTAGTACAGTTTTGAATATAGGGAGAGTGATATATGTCAATACGATTATCGCCTTCTTGCGGAGGGAAAGCTGTTGCATATGCTCCACGATAATCCACTTCTTCCGTTTAAGAATGTGCAATAGTTTATGTAGCATCCACTATCAACATGGAACAAGTCTTGAGTTTTATTGATAGGCTCAATAAATGTTGTACGAATATCAGACCCTCTGATAGAAGTATAAGGCTTCATTCTAACAGGATTATCTTCTAAGTAGAATCCTGCACTAACTAAAATTTGTGTGCCTGGCTGGAAGTAAGGGCTATTCACCGCTCCAGTAATTGTTCTACATGCACGACTCGGATCCATTGCTCTGCCGTCATTAGTATCGTTGCCGTCCATTGTTACATATAGAGTGTTTGTTACAACTGGTGCAGTGCCAACTGGGTTTTGTCCCCTAACTCTAATATCGCCAATAATTTCTGTTACGCCGGCTGCTGGGTTAATTTGAACAGTACCTGTAGTAGATGCAATTACTCGAGTAAAGATATCCTGAATGTAAGCTTCTGCCCACTGCGTATCAGTAGAACCAATTTGGCCTGTCTCGTTTTCTTTAGGCATCACATCAGTGGCGGTTAGTATTCCACCAACGTATGCGTTTTTAGCAATACCAACACCACCTTGAACAATCAACGCTCCGGTTGTTGTGCTAGTTGATTGATCACCTTCTGCAATTAATGCGCGATCAGTTCTAATTCTACCCAATGACGGATTGTATGTTAAACCGTCGACAATTCCTTCTAAGTCAATATATGTAGGACTTTGATAATCTTCTGGAGTGTCTTGTAATACAAATCCTATATTAAATTCGATATCAGCATTTGTTGCAGTAAATGTAACAAAGGTAGTTGTAACGGCTGTTTCAACTCGTCCATAAATAAAACCTCCGACGTTTAAATCTTTTTCAATACCAACACCACCGGCTACATACACTGCACCTTGTCGGCGTTGTTCTTCAGTTCCGTATATATTTCCAGGATCGTAAGGTCTACCTGCTGGACCAAAATCAGTATAAGGATTCCAAACGTTTTCAGTATTATTGATAATATTTAGATACGCAGATCCAGTACCATACTGAACAAATCTTCCTACGTGGGCTGAATTCCAAATATTTGTTGATGTTCCAATATTAACTGTATAGGAACTTTGAGGTATTAGGTCGTTAATAAATCGACCAACTGTATCAATTGTGTCAGATGATGAATTACCAATAGTAGTGTCACTATTTAAAAATGTGTCACCGTCGACCTGCAAGACCTGAGTAACTCTAGTTCGAATAGTGTCAATAGTAACAGTACCATTGACGGCCCTAATTATATAATTGCCTGGTAAGTTTAATACGTTTGTGCTGATTGCCATTTATAGATCCTCAGATGTATTTATTTTTTTAGTAAACTCTTACTTCCACAGAGTCCAACATCATGCCGCTCTTGTGGGGCCAACGAGGATGGCTTTGAAAACGTAAAACTACTCCAAAGGTTGTATTGAGTATTCCGGCAGTTGTTAAATTTGTGTTCCATAGATTATCTTTCCCACCGTAAATTTTAATAGGATTCAGGTCCAAAGACGCTTGATTATCTCCAATTATATTATCGTTTAGTGTTAGTTGTATTGTCTCGTCAGTAATTCTACCGTATCTATTCGAAGTTACTTTTACTTCAATCCCTAATATAATATCTGGAACATCAATAAAATTAAATCCAGTGACTGTTAAGAAATAAGTTTTTTCTTTAATGTTATGTCTAGGATCTCTAGCAATATGCAACAAGTCTCTTGATGTTTTAATTGATCTTCCATCTAAATTCTTTAAACTGCTAAAGTTATTAACCTCAAGCCAAGGAATGTGTGCATCTTCTGCACCTTCTTCTGAGTATTGAATAATGTTGGTTGGTAGGGCCCAATTTGACGTCATACTCTTATTTACCATATAAAAGAATAGGGGGCATAAACCCCCTATTAGATAACACTATATTAAGTGTTTAGTTGTTGCCAATAGTAACAATAGTTCCTGTTGAAGAACCTAATGTCCATCCAGTAGATGCACCGTTAGTAATTAAGAAACTACCAGATGCAGTAGACTGAACTAGAACTGCTCTACGTGCAGTTAGTTTTCTAACCCAGTATGTACTGCCATTCCAGTCAGTAGCAACAATATTCATTTCTTTTGCGGCTAGTGTAGCAGTTGTTACTAACTTGCACTGACCTTGACCGTCAGCGGTTTGAACTAGATAACGCTTGCTAGCTTCTTGCTTCTTGATATCAAATGCCTTTTGAGATCCACCTGTGATAAACGCTTCGCCTTTGATAGCATTTTGTCTATTAGAAGTTAATGCAACGGTAAATGTTGCAAGTGTGCCAGTTGTTCCGCCAGTGACTGCTAGAGTTGGTGCGCTGGTGTAACCTGTACCTGCTGATACAAGTGTAACAGAAGCAATATTTCCTAGTGCGTTTGTTGTAACTTGTGCAGTTCCTGCAACACCGCCTGGAATATTAGGTGCGCTAAATGTTGCACCTAGTGTTGTACTTGTGGTGTACAATGTGCCTGTGTTGTTTAGTGCAACAGTTGTAACACCTTCACCACCTACGCCAGTTACTCCACCTTGTGCTTGGTTAGAGTAAGGGCTGTTTGTATTACCAAAAAACTTTTCTTTAATCGGACGTCCCATTTTATTTCTCCTTATGTTAAGATCGTTCTATGATCTACGCGGATGGTACCGCATAAAACCCGTAAGGGCGAACAATGTTATTTATTGGATAGTCAACAAAAAACCCGCCGAAGCGGGTTTGTTGTGGTTATAAGACCAAGTAACGGATTACTTGAAGCTTACGTTTGCGCTAGTGATAGCAACTTTACCTAGGTAGTCAGCAGCGTTACCTAAGCTAGATGCTGTGTTTGTTAACTCAACATAGCCGTAACGTGTCATGAAGCCAACTACTGGCTCAAATGTTGCTGGGTCAAGAACAACACCAGAGCTCATTAGAGGAATGTATGGGCAATAGAACGCAGCAGCATCTGCTTCGCTTGTACCTTTGTATCCAACTAGGATCTGATTGTTGTCGTCTGTGTCAGACTTGTATGCGTCAACATAAACACGCATAGCACCGTTCAATGTACCAACGAACTTAGTGTTTGTCGGAGCTTCGAATGTACCTTCTGTAGTACGAGCAAAAGCAGAAGTTGTAGCACTTTGTAGGATCGTTAGAGCTTGGTTGCTTACAACTGCCCAGTTTGCGCTACCACGACGTGTACGCTGAGCAATCAAGTTGCTTACGCGGTTGATCTGGATAGCTAGTGCAGCGTGCTCGTCACCGACGAATGTAGCTGTACCAGAAACTAAAGCCTGGTCATATGTTTCTTCAACACTAGCCAAAGAACGTAGACTTGTTAGAATCTCTTGGTCAATTTCAGCTGTGATTTCTTGTGCTAGAGCAGCCATGATTTCTGCTTCGATGTCAATGCCTTGTTGAGCTTGTGCATCTTGAGCAGCTTCAAAAGTCCAGCGAGCGCTTAGTTTACGAGACTTAGCTTCAACTGGGCTCTTCAAGATCTGAATGCTCATACGCTTACCTGGAGTACCTTCTAGGGCGGATGTTACTGCTGCACCACCGTTAGAAGCATTATTACCAGAATACGCTTGAGCGATCTTGAATGGGCTTAGTGCTTCTTCACCTGCTGTTACAACATCACCACCAGAAACGCCGTCTGCATAGCGGACACGTAGAGTATGGATCTGTGCAACTGGGCCTGTCATTGGCTGAACGCCGATGATTTCGTTTGCAATAACTGTCGGCATAACACGACGAATTACTGGAAGAATAACACGGTTCAGGGTAGCAATGTTACCTGTGCTTGTAGCACCTGCTGTTGCAGACTCACCTAAATAACGACGAGTATTCTCTAAGCAAACTGCCATAGAAGACTTACGGTTACCGGTTAGGCCTTCAAGCAGAGCTTCTTTGGTCTCTGACCATCTTTCATTTAATAATTGTGACATTTAATTTGTCTCCTTGAATATAATTATTTCGATAGACCCGCTAACTTGCGGATATCTAATATGTTATCTAAGCCTACCACTGGCTTGCTTTCACGGTTACCAGTTACTTCTGAGCTTTCAGTTAGTGCTTTTTTAAGTGCTACTTTCTTTGCGCCTTCCATTACTGCGGGTAGGTATTTCTCAAATGCATTATGCAGTTTCTGTGTTTGTACAGATTCTAACAAGTCTTGCATTACCACTCTTTTTTCGCCACTTAATGGCGATAGCAATTCAGCCATAACATTTTTACGTTCCATTAGATCTTTTGTAACACGAATTTCGCGTTGCGTAGATTCTACTAGATTGTTTTTTTCTGCTACGGTTTGTTTTGCTTCTGCTAGTTCTTGTTCTTTCTTAGAAATAATCTTTAACAATTTACTTGTTTCAGATTTTTCGTTTAGGTAGGAACCTGCAAACTCTTGCGCAAACGCTTCATAAATTTTACGTCCAAAATCATTGCTGCGGGCGCTGTCAATATCTTCTTTCAACTGAGTAATCTCACTTGTAAGTTTCTTAGTAACAGTTGCTTCGACAACTTTTGCGGAACGTTGAATAAATGCTTGTTTGATATCATCAAACTTGCTCTTAGCTTCACGAACTAACTTAACTTTCGTTTCAGCTAGGTCCTTTTTATCAGATGCAAATTCTTGGATTTCTTTTGCTAGAGCATGTACAACAAATTGCTCTAACTTACTGAAGTTCTCAGAAACGGTCTTACGATCGCTCTGGAATTCAACTAACTCTCTGCCTAATTGACCAATAACAAATTTTTCTAACTTCTTAGCATCTTCAGCAATACGTGAACGATATGCTTCTTTTGCTTCAGCTAGTGCTTTCTTGTCATTGTGCAACTCAGCCATTTCTGCGGCCAGTCTGTCGCTTAACATCTTGTCGATTGCCTCAACCATAACACTCTTGTCATGATTGTATTTCTGGGCAAACTCTTCACGAAGTTCAGCGGTCACTTGGTCGCGATTCTCTTGAATTTTTGTAGCAAAGGCAGATTCGACAGCGACTTTTACATCTTCTGACATTACACCTGACTCTACCAATTGTTTGAATGCGTCCAACATCTATTTCTCCTCGGGCTTATTTTAGACCTTTAATAATTTGCATGAGAGACTCTTGCAAATATTTCTGGGCCTTTGGATCTTCTTTTACTTCTTGTGCAACTTTAAATGCCTTCATTCCGCCACGTGCATTCATTAAATGCTCGTACACAGGCGTAGGGTAAGCACCAGGTGCGCTTGGTTGTGCAACTATGTCAACGGTAATGATTTCAAAGTCGGAAACTTTACCGCTCATGTCATCAACGTTTCCGCTGCCTCTAGAGCTGACGCCAAGTTTTACACCTGCTTCGAGCATTGTACGAATTAAGTTGCCCATCGGTGTCGGCAAGATTTTAAACTTGCCATAACCGTTAGGACCTTCCATCCACATGTTGGTTATCATGTGGCTGACACGGTCCAAATTCACTTTTAAATCATCTGGGTGGTCTACTTCACCTAAGACAGAATAACCATTCTGAATCTGATCGTTCAATGTTTTCACAGCACGTTCAATTTCGTCTACAGGGTAAACTCGTTGATTAGCGTTGCGAATACCACCTTGAATGGCAATACCCTTTAAATGAAGGTTCTTGCCGTCCTTGTCGTCTGACTCTAATACGATGCCAGACTGATCAAAACTTAGGTGTTCTCTTAGATAAGAATGTTTCATCCAGGTTCTCTAATTAGTTTGCCGGCTTTAAGAATTGCTTGATGCTAGGAACGCTAGTTTGACCAGCTTTGTCGCCTGTTCCAGAACCAACTGGTCCAGGACCTGCACCTTTCTTCTCAGCACCGTGGCCACCTTTAACGTTGCTTAGTGTCTTAACACCACTCTTTGCACCGTCAACATTGTGGATACCTTTGGCAAACTTTTCGCTTGACTCAGGATTGATACCTTTGTTTACTTTAGCTGGACGATCGCCTGTGTTGCTTTGGCCTTCTGTATCACCGCGGACAATATTGCCTGCGCCAACATTCTTACCACCAACTGGCTTGCCGGCACCAGAACTGATTGGGCTACGACCTTCAACAGGTGCGCCATCCTTCTCACCAGTACCTGCACCTAGGTATTGACCTTGTGCTTTCTGGCTGTTCTTTTCCCAGTCGTTTCCAACTTTCTCAGTGTACTCACGTGTCATACGACGGCCTTCTTGGAATCCCATCTTCATAGTCTCTTCTTCTCCGCCCATGTCGTCCATTCCACCTTCGTCATCAAACTCGTCGCCGCCCATGTCTCCACCTTGGGATGCTTCAAGTTCAGCAAATGCAGCTTCTAGATCAGCAATCGCATTCTTGATGTCAAAAATTGCGCTGTCTTCTCCACCACCTTTGGCTCCGTCCATTTCGTCGTCGGTAGCACCGATGTCTGCACCAAAGTCACCAGTTTCTTCTTCACCTGGC